AAAGACCAGCTTTCTCTCCGGTTGCTACTATTTCTAATTTTAAATCTGATGAAAATGTTGATGCCATAATTTTAACTTGGATCTATTGGTGTCCAGACCATGTTTGCTCCTGGAACTATTTCGTTCCATGTTATTATACCTGGCTCTTTTGTATTTACCGTTAGTGGTACCCCACTAGGGCTTACAAGTGCCGTTCCGGTTACTGTAACATTTCCAGTCGCCAACGTCAATGCATTTGCTGTAGGAGAAGCTGTAGCATCTGCTGTGACTGTAACAGTGCCAACACCTAATGTTAATGGGTTAGCTGATACACTTACATTTGCTGTACCAGTAATACTTAAAGTACCAAGACCTAAAGTTAATGGGTTAGGAGTTGCATCCTCCGTAACAGCATCTGCTATTATGCCCACACTTCCTATTGTAATTGTTAATGCGTTTTTAGTTACAGATACTAAAACACTATTGTCTGGTCCTACCTGTGATATAGGAAACTGTGATATCGCGTCAAAACCTAAATTCATATAAATCCTTAAAAGGAGACAGTGAGGTATGTGGTGGAGTCACTGTCTCCATCTAAAGATTATACACTATAATACTATAGTATCAACTCTGTTAATTCAGGGTTTGATCCAATGGTCCCTTTGTAAAAAGTATTAAAAGCTAGACTTATTCTTGTGTTTTTACCTTTTTTAATTTCTACTGAATGTATAGTGGATGAAGGAAACATAATTAGTTTACCTGTTTTTACAGGAAAAAACCAAGTTTCTGAATTCCATAGATTATATTTTGTGTTATCTATTGTAGGTTTTATCTGTTTGATCTGAGAGGTGGTAAAAAGTATTTTATCTTTTTCTATATCTGAATCAAAATACAATACACCAGATACTACTGAATTAGGGTGTTCGTGTTTGTGGTGATATTGGTCAGCTTCAGTATAATTTAACCAAGATTGAGTTATGTAAAGTTCAATATTATTTTTTGGACAAATAACCGTATCTAAATAATTTTTACAATGTTTATCTAAAAACTTTTTAATATTTTTAAATTCTTTTCTATTTAATATATAATTATCTGTTGTATTAATATTACCTGCGTTTTTAGTGCAATGTTTTTTTTGTTCTTTTACAAAATTTAATTCTTGTTTAGTAAATCCTCTATCTATTTCTGTTATGTAAATAGGTGTTGGAAAAATGCCAGTTATTATAGGTTCTTTTAAATTTTCTTTCATGCCACCACTTTTTAATAATACTTATAAAGAACTATTAAGAATTGTCAACCACTTCCCACTGTTGATTTTCCTCACTCCATATGTATTTATTTTCATCGTCGGGTTTTGCAACCGGGGCTTCCCAATTACAAGTTTCTTCATTTAAAACCCAAGAGTTAAAAGGTTTAGGTGCAATAAAGGCATCTCTATCTTCATCATAAGTATAACCTATCCCCGCAAAATGTTTTCTAAAATTAGCATTATAAGAAGTTTGTTTCCATACAGCCCAACCTGTTATACCTTCTAAAAATTGACATCCTAAAACTTCTTGTTCAACTCCATTAGCATCCAATAATTCATTATTATGAACACTTACTACGTTTATAACTTTATTGTTTAATCCTATTTTTGCAAAATGTGCCATATTTTTTATACCGTATACGTTCCTGTTCCTGTAAATTTAACAATTGTATCACTTCCACTTGTTGTAACTGTTGGAGAGCCAGTTACTGCGCCTGTATAATTAGCGGTCGCTATTTTTAAAATAACTACACCTGATCCACCATTTCCGCTACGAGTTGTTCCTGAAGGTTGGTCACCACCACCTCCACCACCACCTGTATTGGCAGTGCCGTCTGTTCCACCAGCAGCATTAGCAGCAGTGCTTCCATCACCACCTCCACCTTGACCACCAGCAGGAGCTGGACTTACTGCACTTGTAGGTGGGTCTAAGTTTGATCCTGAAGCTCCACCACCTGCGTAATAAACAGAGGAACCAGTAATGCTTGATTGAGTTCCATCTCCACCATCCATACCTCTAGTAGCTGGAGCTGTTGGACTTCTACCGTTACTACCGGCAGCTCCTGAAGCTCCTCCTCCACCACCGGAACCACCAACACCATAACCACCAGATCCACCATTACCTCCGTTGGCACCTTGTGATGGAGATGTGCTTGGAGTGTTACCCGCACCACCATTATAATTTGCTGAACCATCTGAATCTCTACCACCACCGCCGCCGGCTCCACCATCGGCACCTTTACTACTTGAAGAAGAACCATAATTGAATGCACCATAACCACCACCAGTAGATGTAAAAGTTGTAAATCCTGAACCAGCTAAAGAACTATCTCCGCCGTTACTTCCATTACCAGTAGAGTCATAATAAGTGGCAGTGCCACCAGCACCTACTGTTGCTGTTAAAACTGTACCACCAGTAAAAGTTGATGATGTGGTTCTCATACCACCACCACCTCCACCGCCTGAACCAGCAGATCCACCACCGGCAACCACTAAATATTCTATCGAATAAGATTGAGGTGTTTCTAAAGCAACCGCTCCGTCGTTAATAGGTATCCAACCTTGTGTTGAACCAGAGTAAACAATATGAACTGTTTCTCCAGCAGTATCATAAACTGGAACTGGGCTTGTATTTCCTTGATATTTTGATCCGTTTAAAGTTAAAGTAACCGCATTAGTACCCCACTTTCTCGCGAAGTCAGAAAAAATTAATTGGTCACCGACAGAAGGTGATCCTGGAAGTGTAAGATTGCAAGCATTTGAAGTTGTATTTATCCATATCCCTTGATTAGCAGATGCTGTATGTGTAGTACCTGTAACCACTGTTGATTGCCAGTCAATACTAGCAAAACCTGTGGCAGTACCGCTGTTAGCTAAAGTTGCGCCTGAAGGGATAGTTATAGTGTCTCCACTATCTCCTAATTGTAGACCTGTTCCAGATCTTGGGCTTACTTTATTTACTTTTACTTCACTCATACGATATTAAATCCCATTGTTTATTTGTTTCATTCCATCTATAATTTTGACCATCATCAGGTTTTACCACTGGAGCTTCCCATCTGCAAGTGTCTTCGTTTAATACCCAACTTTCGTAAGGTTTAGGTTCAATAAATGCATCTCTTGTTTGGTCGTAAATAAAACCAGGACCAGCAAAATTTTTTCTAATATTATGGTTGTAAGAAGTTTGTTTCCAAACATCTCGAGTATTATATAAATTGTTTAAAAAATCCACACCTGCTTGCTCAGTTGTAGCTATATCATTTGATACGACTTCAACTCTTTCAACTATGTTTCCTATTCCTAATTTTGCGAAATGTGCCATTATCCTGTGTAACTCCCTGATGCGTTAAATGTAATAATTGTATCTGAACCTGATGTTGTGACAGTTGGACTTCCTGATGTTGTGCCTGAATAATTTGCAGTCGCCATACGAAGTATAACTACTCCTGATCCTCCTGCACCTGAAACAGCACTTTGTACACCACCGCCACCACCGCCACCTGTGTTAGCAGTTGCTGCTGAACCTGTTGTTGTTCCACCAAATTGACCACCAGCTCCTCCGCCACCAGCACCACCAGCAACGTTTGAACCACCAGTCCATGATCCTCCTGATCCTCCACCACCTCTTGTTACAGATGAACCGCTTATTGTTGAAGCTACTCCATCACCTCCTTGACCTCCAGATTGTGAAGCACCATTAGCACCAACCTCACTAGCTCCTCCACCGCCACCACCTGCGTAATTAGGTGCTCCTGTACCATTACCACCTGCAAAACCTTGATTGGCAGTTCCTGCTGCACCATTTGTTGAAGATCCTGAACCAATACCATTTCCACCACCACCTGATCCTCCAGTGTTTGCACTGTTCGGAGCAGTTCCACCTGCACCATGACCACCTCCTGTTGAAGTTATAGTCGTGATATTTGAACCTGAAAGGGATGAATCATTACCATTATTACCATCAGTATTAGCGCTAACAGATGTTCCTCCTGCTCCAACTGTAACTGTATAAACAACTCCGTTTTTAAAAAGTATAGAACTTTCTGATGATCCACCACCGCCTGATGCCTCTGAATTGAAAGATGCTCTGTAACCTCCAGCACCACCTCCACCTGCTGGTTCTGAGCCACCACCACCTCCACCTGATGCGCCTCCTGCAATAACTAAAAAATTTGCTGTATATTGTTGTGGAAGCTCTGATTGTAAACCTGATTCTGTAACTAACCAACCTTTTGTTGCATCCGCATAAACTATGGTGAGAGCTATTCCTTCTTCAGTAACAAGTGAATCTTGAGCTAATCCACCAATATTTGATCCATTTCTACCAACAGTTAAAGTATTATTATCAAAAGTATTTGCATAATCTTTAAATGCCACAATATCTCCTGCTGATGGTGAAGATGGAAGTGTCATTGTAATTGTTCCTGATGAAGTATCTATAAAATAACCTTCACCACTAACTGCTGTAAAATCTCCTGTTTTAATTGTTGTTTGCCAATCCACTGCACCTGCACGACCCATACCAGTCGTAGATGCACCAGATGCTATCGCTACTGTTTTACCTGATTCACCTAACGTAAGTGTGCTTCCTGTTGCTGTTGTTAGTGTGTTTGCTTTTATTGTGCTAGTCACTTTACATTAACTCCCATTTTCTATGCAACTCGTTCCACACATAATTACCTTCTGGTTGTTCTATTGGTGGATCGTATCTACAAGTATCCTCATTTAATATCCAAGAAGGATAAGGTTGAGGTCCTATAAAAGCATCTCTACTTTCATCATAAGTAAAATTAATACCTGCATAGTTTTTTCTGAAATTACCATTATATGATGTTTGTTTCCACACATCATTAGTTTTATAAAGATTATTTAAAAAATCAATACCTGCTTGTTCACTTGTTGCTACATCATTTGATACAACAACAACTTTTTCAACTTTATTTCCTACTCCTAATTTTGCAAAATGTGCCATAATTATTTATTATATCTTATACTCCCTGTTCCTGTGAATACATGAATTGTATCTGATCCACTTGTTGATGAAGTTGGTGAACCTGTTACAGTTGCACTTGAAAAACCAGCTGTAGGTGTTCTTAAAATTACAACACCTGATCCACCATTTCCAACACCTGGAGTACTACCTCCGTTAAAAGCAGCTCCTCCACCGCCAGTATTTGCTGTTCCATTATTTGAAGAACTACCAATTCCTGTAGTAGCAGTTCCTCCTCCACCAGCTCCACCTGCTCCAGCAGAAGCTTGACCTGAACCTCCGCCACCACCACCTCTTGTGACTGCAGCGCCTGTAATTGATGAAGATAATCCAGCACCACCAGCACCACCAGTAGTGCTTGATCCATTTGCTCCTACAGCAGAAGCACCACCACCTCCACCACCATTTTGATAACCACTAGAATTTCCACCAGCAAAACCTTGATTTGATGTACCAGCACCCCCTGTACCACCACCAGTTGCTCCGCCACCTGAACCACCAGTATTACCATTATTTGCTGTTCCTTGACTTGATGAACTTGTTGCTGACGATCCTCCACCAGCAGAGGTTAAAGTTGTAATACCAGCTCCAGCTATAGAGCTATCACCACCAGATTGAGCATTACCTGTTGAACCTGAATTTTCTTGTGCGCCTCCAGCACCAACAGTGATTGTATAAGTTTCATCTTTAGTAAGTGTTAAAGAAGTTTCAGAACTACCACCTCCGCCTGATGATTCAGATGCGTAAGAATTTCTATATCCACCAGCACCTCCACCACCACCCCAGTTATTTGATGTTCCGTTAACTCCACCTCCACCAGCAACACATAAAAAATCTACCGTAATGGTTTGTGGTGTTTCAAATGAAACATCATCATCAGTAGTTGGAATCCAGCCTTGTGTTGCTCCTGAATAAACAATAGCAATAGCTTGACCGTTTGTATTATATACTGGATTAGGTGAGCTGTTACCTTGATAATTTAAACTGTTTTGATTTATAGTTAATGCGTTAGTTCCAAAATTTCTTGCATAATCAACAAAATATAATTGATCTCCCACACTTGCGGAACCTGGTAGTGTAACTGTACAAGCGTTAGAAGAGGTATCAATCCAATATCCTTTATTTGCATCAGCATTTAAAGTTGCTGCAGTCACTATTGATGATTGCCAAGCAATACTAGCAAAACCTGTAGCTGTTCCTGCATTAGCTAAAGTTACTCCTGAAGGAATACTAACTGTATCTCCAGACGTACCTAATGTTAAGGTTGTGCCTGATTGCGGATCTACCTGATCTACTTCTATTTTAGACAATGACTAATACTCCTGTTACTGTTATTGTTCCAGGTATAGTGATAGGGCCTGCAAGAACACCGTTCTCAACAGTTTGTGTACCATCTATTGTACCTGCTTGATTTTTTATAAATTCATCTGGAGATGTTTGACCTCCAATGTATTGAATGCCGTTTATTACTGCCGTCATATTACTCCTTACGTACTAATACTATCTATAAATGAAGTGACAATATCTAAACTTGAAGCGGTGTCGCTGTTAGCTTTTAATACATCACCATTTTCTAAAACAATTTTAGCACCACCTTGTATTAACTCAATTGCAGAGTTTGGTGGAATACTTACATCCTTCGCAATAAAATGATCATTACCACCATTTTCAATGAAGACATCTACTGCAATAGTTGAAGCACTAACATTACAACATCTAATACCAATAACTGCATCATAGTCTCCGCCAGTTACTAAAGTAACTTCTGATGTTCCAACGTTTCTTTGTAAATTGTTTCTAAAATCTTGTGCCATATTTTATTCCTTTATAATGCAACAGCCATAGCAAGTGCAAATCCTGCTGAAGCTGCTCCTACTGGAGTACCCGACGCATCGAGGTAAACCGTTTTTGATGCAGGCATTGTACCAAATACATCTAATGTTCCGCCTGAAAAACTTATTTTAGATGTATTACCTGAAGAATTATTTATAACTGTTGTTCTCTCCAGTGTTGTAGAACCTGATAAAGTTCCTAAACCTATTTCAAATAAATTACTGCCTTGTTCAAAAATACAATAATAAGTAGTGTTACCAGTTCCAATGCCACTATTAAAAGTTACATTACCCTGTCCAGATGTTACACCAGCAAGTGTAATATTACCTGTACCAGATGTTGTACTAGTTTCTTTTACCCTATCATTTATAACTAATGCCATTTAGTCTCCTTATGATGTTATACTTATAATCGCATTACTTGGTGTAGAAGGATCAGGATACGAAATTGTAAAAGTTCCGTTTGTCGCTGTCTTGTTACCACCAA